CCAGCTCCTCTACGAATAGAGGGGCCTGCAGTCCGAAGTTAAACGCAAAATGTTTACGGGGTTTTATTATCCTATAAACACCACGATGGAAGGAGACCGCCGAAGCAAGTTCCGTTGGTACCATACGTGTTAAAGCGTTGTGTTGCCACTCTAAGTAACCACCAACCATCATCTCTACAGGGAGACTTCGGTCTACTAGCTCGACGTAGCGATACGCCTTACCAGTATACGAAGCAACCGTTTCGATGGAAGCTAGATCGTACCCGCCAAACAGTCGCCTGTCTGACACACACGCAGCGATGCTCTGCCACGTGCTATACCAATCGCTGTCACACCATGTCGAATCGGGGCTCAGTTTCGACCACTTTCGTAGCTGATTCAAAACCCGTATTAGATCCGGCACAGTGTTAACTGGGCGCTTAATATAGAAAGGAGTGACATCCACACCAGACTCATAATGCCCTCCACAACTCTCCCTGAAATTACCCGTAAAGAAGGTTTTCTCAGGATTCGTCTTAAACCCGGTGTAACCCAGGACCTGGATGACATTTCGTGCTATACACGACGGGACTATTATATCGTCGCCGTATACAGACACGCGTCCGCTTTCACCTCTAATCTCAGCCACAGCTTTTGCTAAGGCGTAAAACAGAAGGGACTCAAGCTCAAATGTAAAACCGTTCCCCATACTGGAGAACATCACATTCTGGTGCCAAGTACCGTCCAGCAATCGCGTCTCGCGACAGCGTATTGCATCGAGATGGAAGAACCAATCATGGGGTAGTAGTTCCATGACCAGCTGTGTGGTGACCGAATCAGAGGCGCTCGACAAGTCAAGCGTCGCTAACTCCCCGGTAATCGAACCCTCACGGGCAAGACGCCGGTTCACTGACTGATCGTTTAGATCAACACCAACATGCCTTAAGCGCTGACGAATAAAATCGCCGGCGCCTTTCTGAAGGTAGAGGTTGAGATCGGGTTCCTTACAAGCAACCCGGTCAATAAGGTCGTTCTTCGGCACTGTAAACATGACGTTGCCGCGGACAAACCTAGGCTTTAACACCTTAGGGTTCATCACGTGCCAAAGGTCGTGCTCGCGATAGATTGCGGGCCAGACCCTGTCCCATGCTTCTTGGGTAACGTCAGGTCGTTCTGAGAATTTCCGCAGTAACGTACCTGGTTGACGACGCCTAGATGTAGATGCGCCGCCACTGAATGACCCATAAAGGGCATCCAGAGGTACCTCCGAACCGAGCAATCGCCTGATTGTTCGTTTCGCCCGCGTTAACACCTTCGCCACTTCCACGCCCCAGATGATATTACTATCGTCTGTTAACATAAGGCGCATCTCGGTTCTGGTGTTACGCCTCTCAACCGTCAGCCACTTCGCGAGGGCAGCATCTTGACGCTGCTTAACGAGTGATGGCTTAGGGTCAGCAAACTTCGAAAGGAGTGAAGTCCGCAAGTATCTGTCCTTAAATCTGTTAGGATCCAAGTTAGCGAATATAGATTCGCAGATAAGAGAGGTAAAGTCCTGAGTACTGGTTCGCTCGCTGTTGCGATGCATGTCCACCTCCTACTGGTAGGTTGAAGAAGAGGTCTACGTGTTAGTAGACATTCTGGAGCTTCACGAATGTGTCGTTGACCAAGGTCTTCGACGCGCCAAGGGCGCTCTCCAGCATACCGACGAGGTTTTTACGCTCATCTTCTGTGGAGGTGCTGTCAAAGGAAAACAGCACTTCAGCAATCGCGAAGCGAACGACGCTGGGACGAGAAATCCCATTGATCGTTTCGGTCTGGACGACCGGCATGGTCAGGACCAGGCGACCCTTGATCTTCGTCGCGTTGCGACGGAGAGACAAGGTCAGGCGGTTCTCACCCACAGGAACGCCCGTGGTCTCGACGACGGTAGCGATACCGTCAACGATGTCACGAGGTGTGAAGGTGTGGTTCACGGGAGTTGTAGCGCGATCTGTGAGGATCACGTTCTGCAGTTGGGGCATACTAGCTCCTATCTACGTGTGCTGCGTAGCAATGCGACAGCATTTGCTACATGGGTTGATGAGAAGGGATTCTTCCAGTAAGGAATGGAGTAGTCCCAGGTCGATTTCACTACCCGCTGAAACGTGTACTGTCGTACATGTCCGCGAGCCTTAGTTCCTGTAAGATAAGCATACTTCCAGGAATTCCAGGATACATCGACTTCGATGATCCTATCTTCGAAACCGGCCACGAAAGTGAGCCCTTGTGTCGCCGTAATGGCCTCTAGAAAGGAGCCGATCGGGATTAACCAATCAACAACAAAACTAAAAGGCACGAGCTCCCACGCGATGAGCGCAGGATTCGTCAGCCCCAAACTGGCTAAGTTATGGAGCTGCAAGTTAGCCACCTTCGCGTAGTATACCACGCGACAGATTTCCTTGCAGAAACCCTTATGCTCTTTAATCGCACTCGGCACGTAGAAGGCCGAGAGAGGATTCAGAGGAGCGGTGACTTGCCGGGAAACCTTGAAGAGTTGGTCCTTCTCGCGAAGGCCTATCTTCAGAAGTTCCTGAGCGGCGTACATGTCACTGAGCAAGGGGAGAACGGCATACTGGTACGAAAGCCAGCCTTGCGCGAACCCCTTAGTGTCCTTCCAACCCTTGAATCCAAGGGCATTTCCGGCTTTTGACCAGCGACCTCGGCGCATATGGCGCAGAGCCTGAACGAGCGAGATACTCGTCTTAGCAATGAACCCAAGCGTCTGCTTGGACTCGGCCAATGCAACTCCAACAGAAAGGTCACCACGAAGAAGCTTCGTGCGCGCCTCGGTTCTCGCCCGATTAAGGGTGTTAGCCGAAACGTTAGCACTAAC